AGGCTCTTGAAGTCGAGTTTTCCGGTGGTGGCGAAGCTGACCAGCGCGTCTTCCATGCCCTTGAAGGCGTTCGTCACCGCGTCTTCGGCCTGCTTGAACACGTTGGCCGACTCGTCGACGTAGTTGTGCAAGGCCTCGGCAGCGCCGGCCGAAAAGTCGGCCTGGCGGCGCGTCAGGTCTTCGTAGTAGCCGGTATAGCTGGCGATGGACTTGCCCTGGAACTCGTTGAGCAGCGCGAGCTCGCGGTCGTAGTCGTCCTGCCGGCTGGCGAACTTGCCGTTGCGGTTGTCACGCTGCAGGTCTTGCCGCTGCTGCTCGTACTTCTCGGTGATCTGGCTGATGGCGCCGGTGAAGTCGCGCGCTCGGCTGCCCTTGCCCAGGCCTTCGAGCTGCTCGCGCCGGCCGCGTTCGGTGACATCGAGGTAGTTCTGCGCGGCGATGCGGGCGTCGGTGTAGGCGCGGGCGATGGTTTCCAGGCTCGATGTTTCCTGCACGCCCAGCACCTGCAGGCTGGCGGCGGCGTTCTCGCGCACCTTGGCCAGCTTGGCCTGCGCATCGGCGATTCTGCGGTCGTTGTCGATCTTGTCTTTGCCGGTCAGCACCTCGCGCTGCAGGCGGTCGATCTCGCGCTGCACGGCCGACTCTTCGATCGCGTCGATAGTCTGGATGTTCGCGCGCTTGCCGGCGTAGTACTCCGACTCGCTGATGAGGTTGGCCGCGCGCTGCGCCGCGAGCAGCTTCTCGCCGTTGCCGATGGTGTTGGTGAGCGCGTCTTGCGCCTTGCGGATTTCGTCGAGGTCGAGCGCGAGCTGGGCCTTGGCTTCCTGGGCGGCGCTGTTGTCGGCGCGGCCCTTCGGCGCGGTGTCGCGGTTCAGGCCGCTGGCGTCGAGCTTGGGGCGGGCCGCTGCAGTCTGGTCGGCGATGCTGGGCACGCGGCCGAGGATGCGGGGGTCGACGAACTTGTTCGTGCTCTGGCCGATGGCGAGCACCCGAGCCTGGAAGGCATCGAGCGTGGCGCGGGCCTTCGCGTCGTCTTCCTTCACGGCCTTGCTGATGGCGTTGAAGCCCTGAATGTCGAGGTGCGCGAGCGCGGTGTAACCGGCGGCGATGGCGCCGAGGTCGTTGCCCAGCGTCTTGAAGACGAAGCCGACATCGGAGCCCACCACCACCAGCGCCTGGAACAATGTGACGAGGCCGCTGATGGCGCCCTTGACCAGGTCGGTCGCGGTGCTGGTGCCGTCCTGCTCCTTGCCGATGGTGCGGAACAGGTCGGCCACTTCGTTCAGCAGCGGGATGGTGTTGACCGCGGCGACCTGCAGGAACTGCTGAATCTGCGATTTGAGGCGCGACTGGGCGTCGCTGTAGTCGTCGGCTGCCTTGGCCTGTTCGGCGGTCACGTAGGCCGCATCCAGGCCCGTGGCGGCGTATTCCTTCAGGAAGCCGAGCAGCTCGGCGCCGCTCTTGCCGAACAGTGCGACGGCGTAGGCGGTTTTTTCGGAGCCGTCGGCGAAGCCTTCCATGGCGCGGGCGGCGCTCTGCAGCTGCTCGACCGGGCTTTGCGACTTGAACTTCTGGAAGTCGAGGCCCAGGCCGCGGATGGCCTGGCCGGCGGCCTTGGATTCGTCGTCGGTCTTCGACAGCGCGGCCGTGAGCTTGACGGAGGCTGTGGCGATGGTGTCGATCGACGTGCCCGACACGTCGCTCGCGGTCTTCAGCGACGAGACGGCGACGGCGGTGTCGCCGATCTTCTCGGCCACGTCCTGGTAGGTGCCGACCTGGTTGATCAGCGCCTGCGTGCCGGCGATGGTGCCGATGGCGGCAGCACCGGCCGCAGCGGCGAGCGCGATGAACCCGGTGCGCAGCTGCGCCCCGATGACCGCGCCCTTCTCGTAGTTCTCGGCCATGCGCAACGCGCTGTTCGCCGCGCCGAGTTGCGCTTCGGAGGCGCCCCGCAGCGCGAGCTTGTACAGCTCGGATTCCCGCGTGCTGCGGCCCTGCGTGACGGCTGCGGCCTGCAGGCTCTTGACATAGTTGTCGATCGAGCGCGACACGCCCTTCGAGGCGGTGCCGATCGAGCTTTCCATGTCCGCGCCGAGGCTGCGGATGCTGCGCTTCGCGTCTTCGACGCCGGCCTTCAGCTTGGAGCTGTCGGCAGAGACCTCGATGACGCCGCGGCCGATCACGTCAGACATGGTTCACTTTTCCTTCTGGTTCGCGCGCATCTGGTGAAGCGCGGCGTCTTCCATGACCCGGAGGTCTTCAAAGCAGCCGGGCCACTCGGCGCGCGGGATGCCCACCAGCCGCAGCACGGTGGGGATGACGCCGTAGTCGAGCCCGGTGGCGCCGGCCATGCCGGTGCGCCACTGGGACAGCATCGACACGAAGGCGTTGTAGGCGTGCAGGTTGTCAGGCCAGATTTCTACCGGTGGGCCGCTGGCTTCTTCTACGGTCAGGCCCCAGGTGGCGGCCTGCGCCTCGGTGGGGCCGGGGGTGTAGAGGGCCTTCGCCAGCGCCCTCAGTTTCCCCGGCGGTGCGAGACGAGCTCGTCCACATACGCGCGGTAGGTGGCCAGGGCCACGCCGATGTGGTGCTCGAGCAGCAGCTCGACGTTCGGCCGGGTGAACTCGTCTTCGAGATCCCAGCCGACCACCATGTCGAGGAAACTCTCGACATCGGTGCGGGCCTCGCGGGTCTTGAGGAACTCGTCGAGCGCGGTCTTGGTGCGGTGCTTGAAGGTGAGCCGCACGTCGACCGGCTCGCCACCAGACACCGGGAAGGCCACCTTCGCGACGAAGGTGGGCTCGGCCTTGAGGGCGAACTTCGCCACGATCAGTAACGCACCGGCTCGGCCAGCAGGCTCATGGTGCACTGGATGGCCATCAGCTCGTTGACGGTCAGGGTCGGCGTCTTGTTGATGCTGATGTAGGCGTTGTAAGACAGGATCGCGGCGCTGGGCAACGTGACCTTGACCGAGCGCTTCAGGCGGTCGTCGTTCGCGGCGCTGGCGATGATGTAGCCGGCCTGCGTGGCATCGTCGCCGACGCTGAAGGTGAGGCCGGCGGGCGCCTTGAAGGTGGGGATCTGCTTCTGGCTGTCGCCTTCCAGGAACTGGTAGGTCAGGAACTGCTGTTCGCCGCCGCTGGATGCGCTGGACAGGATCTGCGACAGCTGCGTGTAGCCGGTGACCTTGCGCACCGAGCCGATGCCGCTGCCCGCCGGGTAGACGGTGGTCGAGGTGGCGTCGATGTTCTCGAGGTTGAACGTGTTCGTGGTGCTGCCGGAGACGCGGCAGGTCTTCTGGTCGAGCCGGCCCCAGCCGCTGGAGACTTCGACGAAGTCGCCGTTGATCAGGCCGTGGGCGGCGGACGTGAGCACCGGCGGGGCGGCGTTGGTGGCGATGGTGACGGTGAGCGCCGAGCCATAGCCGGAGGCGATGGAGATGATGGCGCCATTGGGCAGTGCGACAGACATGGTGGTGACCTTTCGGGGTGGTTTCGGGAATGAAAAAGGCCGCTGAAAAGCGGCCTGGTGGGCGGCGCCCCGAAGGGCTGGGGGAACTTGTTACGGGGTCAGGCGGCGAACCAGATCGAGAAGTCCTGGCGGGCGCCGTAGAGGTGCGTTTCTTCGTCGTAGACGGCGACGGCGCCGCCTTCGGTGGTGGCGTTCAGCACCGTGCTCAGGCGCACGATGTCTTCGACCTGGCGGATCAGGGACATGGCTTCGGTGCGGGTGGTGGCCCAGCTGTTGATCTGGAAGCGGGCGTTGCGCTTGTTCGGGATGCCGGCGAGGAAGTTGGCCGGGGCGCCGCTGACCTGCTGGTAGGTGAGGTAGGGCTTCGCGCCGAGCTCGGGACCGACGTCCGGGTAGACGCGGCCGGCGGTGAGCGCGGTCAGGGCGCTGAAGAGGTCGGCTTCGACGGTCATGCGATCAGGTCTCGTTCGCCAGGCGCTTGGCCATGTTTTCTTTGCCGGCCTCGATGGCGGCCCGGATGCGGCTGAAGGCGGGGCGCACGAACGGGTGCGCGGGCGCGCGGGCGGTGCCGAACTCGACCAGGTGGCCGTGCGGGGCCTTCTTTTTGTTCCAGCTCACGCGGTAGGTCTTCAGGTCGGCGTTCGATTTCTCGGGCGAATAGACCTGGTAGATCGCGGCAGCGAGGTTGCCGGTCTTGCGGCCCAGGCGCGGCGGGGCGGCGTTGAGCTTCACTTCCTCGTAGATCACACCGGCCATGGCTGCGGCGCCGGAGAAGGCGACCTTTTCCTGCACCAGCTTCTCGAACTTGCCCAGGTCGGCCTCGAAGTTGAAATTCAGCTTGGCTTCGACGAATGCCATCACATTACCCCTGGTTGGCGCCGGTCTCGACCGCGAGGTCGAGGTGCACCCGGCCGGTGGGGTCGGGCAGCACGGCCTTGATGTCGAACACGTCGCCGCCGAAGGTGGCGCGCATGGCGGGCAGCACGCCTGCCAGGTAGCGGATGCGGATGCTGGCGCGCTTCACGCCCTGCGGCATGTCGGCCTTGACGGTCTCGCTGCCGGAGGCGTAGCGGATGTCGGCCCACACGGTGGCGAAGTCGGCCCAGGTCAGGCCGGGCTGGCCGGCGGCATCCTGGCCGGCGACGAGCTGCTGCAGCACGATGCGGTGACGGAGTTGGCCGGGGTTCATGGTGGCGCGCGGCTCAGCAGGTGATGATGCAGTAGCGATCGAGCAGGCGGTCGACGAACTCGTTGCGCTGGATGGCCTCCTTCATGCCGCCGGTCCAGGCGCTGCGGTTCTCGTACAGCGCGGCGACGCGCAGCTTGATCCATGCCTTGATGAGCTCGGGCACGGCGGCCGCATCGGCGTAGCCGGCCGTGAAGGTGACCTGCACGGCTTCAGCCTGGTCGCGCAGATCCGGCCAGTAGGTGCCGTAGGCGGGCAACAGGCGGGCGGTGTAGTCGCTCGCGGCGGCCAGCTGGTAGGCGGAAGGATCGAGCAGCGTGAGCACGCCGTCGCTGGCCTGGTTGTAGTAGACCGAGGTCACGGCGATCACGGTGGGGCGCTGCAGCTCGATGCAGGCCCAGCTCGAGGCGCCGCCGAAGCTGTCGAGCGTGAGCTTCCACGTTTGCGGCAGCACGGCGCGCTGCATGAGCGCCTCGGCATCGTCGGTGGCGGCGATGATGAGCGCGGTGATCAGCGCGTCGTCATCGGACGTGTCCACGCGCAGGTGCAGCTTGGCCTCTGCGAGCGTGACCGGCTGCAGCGTGCGCGGCGTGATGAGCTTGAGCGGCATGGTGCAGACGGCGTGTGTTCGTTGGGAAAAATGCCGCGGGCCTGCGTTTGACGGCAGGCCCGCTGCAAAGGCGCCGGAGCGCCACCCTGGAGAGAGATTTCGATCAGGTCGCGCTGTTGGCGTAGTACTTCACAGCGGCGGTGTCGAGCAGGTTGCCGCCGGTGCGCTGCCAGCCGCAGAAGCCGACCTGGCCGTTCAGCGCGAAGGCGCTGTCGTCGAAGCGGCGGATGTCGGTGCCGGTCACGTCGCGAATGACGTACTGCTTCAGGTCGCCGAAGATGATCGACTTGGCGTTGGCAGCCATGGTGGCCACGTCGTCGTTGATGTCGATCGGCTTGCCCATCAGCAGGTCCGGCACGTCTTGCGTGATGCCGTACTCGTAGCCGGGCGTGAAGATCGGGCGGCCGGCGGTGTCCTTGATCTTGCGGACCACCTTCAGCGAGCTGTCGGCCATCATCCAGCCGCACCCGTTGGCGCGGTAGGCGCGGTTGACGCTGTAGAACAGGTCGACCAGGTCGTCGTAGATCACCGTCAGGGTCTGGCCGGCAAGGCCGACCTTGCCCGACGATGCGCGCGCCACGATGCCGAACGGCTGGGCAGTGCCGGTGCCCACGGTGTAGTGGGTGTTGGTGATGCGGCCCAGGCGCTGCGCGAGACGGTTGATGACGAACGCGACCACGTCGATCGCGCTGTCTTGAATCAGCTCCCGCGGCAGCGCGATCTTGTTCGAGCTGTACTTGTAGACGACCAGCGGAACCTGGCTGAAGGTGATGTCGCCGGTGGTGGCCGCGGCGTTTTCACCCACGATCACGCCGACTTCCGCCGTGCCGTCAGAGCCGGGGTAGTTGATGGCCACGCCGCTGTCGGTCTGCAGGATGGTGGCGACGTTGCGCATGCCGCCGAAGGTCTTGAGTGCGTCGATGACCATCTTCGCCACTTCGGACGGGACGGTGAAGCCGCCTTCCGTGGTGGTGGTGGTGCTCATCGCGTTGCGGATGGCCAGCGCCTGCTCGGCGTTGACGTTTGCGCCGTGGCGCATGTAGAGGGCGACCAGGTCGCGCTCGCTCATGGTCTCGACGTTGCCACCGCGGCGGGCCGCGGCGCTGATGGCCTGGCGGGCGGCGTCGGCGACGTCGTTCTCGCGGCCGGCGGCGATCATCTGCTCGTGCGCGGCGATCTGGCTCTTGATCTGCGCGGCCTCGTCGACGTGGCCGTCGAAGGCGAGCTGATCTTCCTTGGTCCAGGTCTGCGAACCCTTTTCAGCCAACAGGTGGTTGGCGGCTTTGTTGGAGGCTGCGAGGCGCTCCCGGAGTGCTTGGATGCTCATTTTTTACCTTTCGAGGAATGAGACGGACATGAAAAAGGCCACCCGTGGGTGGCCAGCTATCGAACGCGGGAGCGTCAGATGTCGAACAGCCGCAACCGATTCCGGTTGCGCTGGTGTTGGGCGGCGGCCTGGGCGGCGAGCGCTTCGGGTGCCGAGGTTTGTGGCGCGTGGGCGTAGGCGCTGAGGTTCCAGCGCGCAGCGGTTTCGGCGCTGGCGTCTTGCTGGCTGGCGGCGGTGACGGCCTGCACGAAGCCGGCGGCCTGGGCTTCGGCGGCGGTGAACCAGGTCTCGGCATCCATCCACGCGGTGACCTGCTCGGCTCTGGCGCCGGTGCGCTTGGCGTAGGTGGCGGCGATGCCGGCATCGACCTTGTCGAGCAGGCTGGCGGTGGTGCGCAGGTCGGTCTTGTCGCCCATGGCCATGCACCAGCTGTTGTGGATCATGAACAGGCTGCCATCGGTCATGCGCACCTCGGCGCAGGCCAGGGCGAGCGTGGTGGCGGCGCTGGCAGCCAGGCCTTCGACGAGTGCGGTGACGCGGGCCGGGTGCGCGGCGATGGCCGACTGCATGGCCAGCGCCTCGAACACATCGCCGCCGGGGCTGTTGATGTGCAGGTGTACAGGCTTGTCGCCGGTGGCAGCGAGCGCGGCGATGAGGCCGGCGGCGCTGGCGCCCCAGTAAGCGTCGATCGCGTCGTACACGTACACA